CTTCCTTTCCTGATTTGTGGTTGATTGCTTCGCCGTTCTATCCGCAGGACTCTGACAGGCAACCCTTTTCGGCGCTGTGTCGTTTTCTCTTCTCCTTGGCACGCTCGTCTCATCGCGTGCTTCCCCGGAGAAAGTATCCTTTGGACGGTTATTCAGTTTTGCGGCTTTTGGATTTCACCCCCTCACTTTACAACGGACATTTTTTCTGCATTTGTTGACTATCCTAATTATAAAATTTCTATGAATTAAGCCAATATGTTTAGCTAGCAACTATTGTACTATACATATAAGTTTAAGTCAAGCGGTTTGCAGGAAAACATTAAATAAATTTGCTTAGATTTTTCTTGACGAAATTAAACATATCTGCTATACTCGTTATCAAAGACAACCGACACAGGAGATGACTATTATGGCGATCGGTGAACGCATCCACTTTTTCCGCACGATGCGGGGCATGACGCAGAAATACCTTGGCATGGCGCTGGACTTTCCGGAGAAATCCGCAGATGTCCGCCTTGCGCAGTATGAGAATGGCTCCAGAACGCCTAAAGCGGATGTGACCGCTGCGCTGGCACAGGTGCTTGACGTTTCGCCCAAGGCGCTGGACGTACCGGACATTGACTCCTATATTGGGCTGATGCACACGCTGTTCACGCTGGAAGACCGCTACGGTCTTGAGGTCTGCGAGTGCGAGGATGAGGTGCATCTGCGCGTTCATATCCACAAAGGATACGACGCAGCGGAGCTTCACAGGATGCTTGCCGCGTGGGGCAAAGTTGCCGCCAAGCTGAAAGCGGGCGAGATCACCAAAGAAGAATACGACCGCTGGCGCTACCGCTATCCTGAACTTGACACCTCCGGTCAGTGGCACAAGATCACGCCGTCGCAGGGACTCAGCGATATGTTGGTAGAATCTTTGAAAAGTGATGTCAAAGAATGAAAGAGTAGGTATTCATATGAATAAGAAGATATACATTTGGACAATCGTGATTTCGCTGTTACTCCTAATTCCAGCCTGCATTTGGAATTGCAATATTATGACAATCTTATCTGGAATCGGTTGTAGTGGTATTGCAGCAGCAATTATGGCAATTTTCCTTGACATGGCATCACTAAAAAGAGAAAATGAGCGTAAAGCAAAAACACGAGCCATATACTTCAGGGAACTAAAAGAACAGTTGAAAATGATGATTGAACGAATTCTTTGGTTTGATGAAAGATTAAATGAGAACTTTGATTGGGATAAAGATCCAGCAATCTACTCGACTCTTCAATATATGCTTTATGCGGGTCAACAATATCCTGGCGAAGAAACAATTTCATTTGAAGAAGCCGAAGCAAGATTGAATATTCTAAAAGACAAATACGCTCTTGACCAGCAATCGAAGATGCAATCAGATCATCTTCAAAAAGTTCAAAAGATGTTTATGATTTTAGCTGCAAGCGGAATTACACTACTATCAGAAGCAAATTCGATTAAAGAGTGTAGGGTAGAACTTGATGCAGAAGATTACATGTCTCTCAAAGAAATTGAGAGTATGTGTTTTCAAATTTCACTGGGTGTATCTCTGATGTGTAAAGCGAATAAAAATTATGGGGCAGCTATACAATCAATCGTTTTGGCATATAAAACAATTTGTAAAGCGGGCAACTATACCGATAAAATAAACATTGGGTTACATGGCACAATCAAGATGACTGAAATATAAAAACAAAAAGAGCCATCTGACTTCATTTGAAATCAGATAGCTCTTTTCTTGTGAATAATGAAATTCTGTTGCCAAATCGTTGCCACGAGGGGCATTAAGGCTCAAAAAGTCCAGTGTCTACGGGCTTTTTTCGACCTCTGAAATCATTCGAGCTCGATTCTGGAAAGCTATTTTCTGGTTGTAACAGGTACAGCTTCCCAGTTTGGCGAAGTGTATTTTCCGCTCCGTCCATTGTGTGTTTTTGACTACAACGAAAATTGCTGTCAAAACGATGTCACAGCATCAGGCAGACCGCTTTGCGTCAAGCGCCTTGACTTCCTCGACGGTCAGCCCTTGAGCTTCGGCAATTTCCTCATAGGACAACTTGCCGCCTAAGAGCAGCCTCTTGGCCGCCTCAAGAGCATTTGCCCGCATGCCTTCTTCTCTCACTTCTTCAAAAGCTCTGCACATAGTTGCCGCTCTCACTTACACAATTCGTGAACCGCGTGTGTAAATTCGGTTTCATCACGTACAAAATGGTATGGTGCATACTCACCATACGCATTCGGACGGCTGATTGTCACCAACTGAATCCCCTTTGGAACCGCAGTTTTGTTAAGCCCGCGTTTCAATTCAACGAGTGCCTTACCATGTGTCGTTTTCAGCGCATAGCAACCATGCCCATTCTTATTTTTCGCAATCAGATAGCACACTTTTAAGCGCCTCCTTAAATGCTTCAAGATTTATGATTTTTCCCTGTTCATACATTTTTCGTAGCTTCCCACCAACTGATGCAGGATATGCCTTTTTATATACATAATCGTGCAACCAGTCATTTAGTTGTCGGTCTAAAAATGTATTAAATTGAATCTCAATCGGATAATGGAAATTATCCTCTTTATAATAAAGATGAACGCCTCGATACCCATCATCATGAGCTTTGCCCAGAGACATATCCACAACTGTGATTCGAGGAACATCCAAATTCAACGCTTCTTCATATGACCCGCAAAGAGAGCGAAATCCCAGCAAGTCATTAAGAACCTTTAATACCGGACGATCCGGATAATATCTCTCATACTTTGAGCGGATAGATTCTTCCGACTTAACGCGGTAATCCAACGCCACTTCTGCTAACAGTTCATTCTCGTCGAACCACTCAGTCGCTGTAAGTGCATCTTGCAGCAACCGCTCTTTTTCAAACACGTTCAGATTGTTCTTCAAAGACTTTCCAAGCTGACTCTTATAAGAGAGATTTGATAGAATTTCCAGAGATAATCCGTTTGTTTCCAGCAATCCCATCTCTTTCCCTCCTATACCTCAAGTACATTATTATAATAACACTTGTTTCATACAAGTGTCAAGTAAACAAAAAAGGACGGCCCGAAAGCCGCCCTTTCCCTTATGCACCGACTTTTGACTCCGTTGCGGGTTTCTCAAAGCCAGTACGATTCCTTACCCTTGGTTCAGGATTTGGAACACGTACAAGTATTTCGTCCGGTTCGCAATCCAGCGCTTCGCAGATGAGGTCCAAATGATTCAGATTCATCCTCTCCGCGATTTCGTTGTAATAATCACTGATTGTAGTCGGCCGAATGCCTGTGGCGCGTGCCAGATCTGCTTGCGTCCATTTCAGCTCGCCTAGCTTCTTGGACAGTAAAATTCTAATCATATACTCGCTCGCTCCTTACAATAAAAGATATTCTTTTCTTCTGGAAAAATCAGTGGATTGTTAGATTATCACGAATTTTGTGATTCTTTATTGCATAAAAGCAAAAAACACCCCCGTCACCTGTTTCGACTTTTCATCTGACAGGTGACGGGGGTGTTGTCATTTGTTCCGAGTATTCAGTTCAGCAAGCTGCCGCTGGTCGGATTCTCTGTACCGTTCATCCACGCCTTCCAAATGGGAGAGACAGCGTTTCAGCTCTCCGTTCCAGTAAATCTGCCCAGTTTCCGTTTCCATCCGCTCAATGCCGGCACAAATGCAGGATAGCAGGTCGAATGTAGCCTTGCGGCTGTCCATCTGCAATATATACCGTTCCCGGCGCTGTTCATCTTCCTTTTCGCGCTTCTTTGCCGCACGGTCCGCCGCGCCCTTGATAAGAAGCTGATTCACGGCAAAGGAAATCGCGCCGCCCAAAACAGTTCCTAAGAACGCCAGCGCCGCCAAAAGCCACGCCGGAACGGTGACAGTAAACACTTCGGCTGTTCCTGCAAGCACCTGTATCCTCCTTTCAGTCGTCGGTGAGTGTCAGCAATTCGATCCATCTCGTGACGGGGAGACGGTCTAAGAGCCATTCCACGCACCGTTTAAGCATCCTTCAGCACCTCCAGCCCTGCCTTGGCCGCATTAAAGGTCACCTGCACCACTTTCTGAATCAGGCTGTCCGTGACCAGAAAGCGCAGAGGGGCCGGCACCTTTTCACGAAGCCAGGATACGACAACCGCCAAACGGGCTTCGCCCAGCTTGGTGCCGACGAACTCTTTTTCAGCTTTGGTAATGGCCTCAATCGCCCATTCGGCCAGCAGTGCTTTGTACCCCAAACGGATCATACAGGCCGCAACAACGACCAGCGCCACGGCCATAATGGCAACCGTAATGATAGTAGCAGTATTCATACCTTATCCCCTTTCTCAAAACAGCTTGGAAAGCGCCGCCTTTGTCTGCGTTCCAACGATACCATCCGCAGTCAGGCCGTGCGCCGCTTGGAATTCCTTGACGGCCTTTTCAGTGTTTGCACCGAAGACGCCGTCTTGGTTGATGCCCAGCGCCCCTTGAAGCGCGGAATTATACAGCCGCTGCGGATAACCGCTGGTCGGCTTTTTCAGATTTCCGGGGCCGAAGATTTCAGCCGCCCAGTTAGACGTATACGCTGCCGAACCGGGCATGTTGGGGATTCCCGCATAATGATACACCGACACATAGCCCGTTTTAATGTCGTTGATACGGATTTCCCAGTGCAGGTGACTTCCGGTGCTGTGTCCCGTGCTTCCCTCAACGCCGATCAGGTCACCCGGCTTCAGCTTTTGACCTGCGGCCACATTGATTTGCGACAGATGCCCAAAGTACATATAGTAGTTCGTGCACCCCACCCTAAGCACAACGCGCTGGCCAAAACCCTTTTTGGGGAGCGTTGCACACTCCCATCCAGCGCGAATAACCGTACCGTATACAGGAGAGTAAATGTGCTTGTCTCCGATGCCCACGAGGTCATAGCCTTGGTGATATGTGCCATCTGACCTCAGATGCCTATACGCTTGCGATACTCTGAAAGTGTTCTTATACGGGGAAATCAAAATCAATCCACCTCCATTTCAAACAAAAAAGCCGTGCTGACCATCAGCACGGCTTCTCTCAACACTTTATAGCATCGTATTCGGCTTGCAGGATTGCTCTCTGCTCACCATAATTTTCCGGCTCTTCTCCTGTCTCAACTGAAATATCCTCCCAGCAATCCAGAAGATGAACCGCAGATGCCAATAGAGCTTCGAGCTTTTGTTCTCGGCTCAATCAAAGCACCTTCCCGTCAGGACTCTTTCGGACGCGGGCCGCAGATGCGCAAGGCCTGCGCCTTGGTCAACTCGCCCTCGTCAACCTTTTCCCACACGCCTGCAGCGGTGATCTTCTTCATGCGGTACATAGTGCGATAAAACTGTTCCTTGCCCATTACAGTTCACCTCCCATAAACAGTGTTTCCAGCACGCTCACGCGCTCTTCCAGAGAGGGCGCAGCTTCATCGGCGGTCGTCCATGCCTCTGCATAGACCCACCAATCGTCAGCCGCCGCCGTGATGCTTTCCACGGTTTCCTCTGCATAATCGGCACCCAGCTTGCAAAGAGCCGTGGTGCACTCCCACGAAGTGCCGCCCTGTTCCCCTTCAGGAGCCTCATTCTGCACTTCGTGAGCGTCTTTGCGCAGATACAGCCACGCTGTGCCATCCGGCAATTTTTCCAGCGTCACTGCCTGCGGATTATGGTCCAAATTCTCAGTAAAAATCATGCTGCCAACCTCTCTTTCAATGCTCTTCTTTGAGCTGTTACGCGAACAGACAGCTTTGCGGCCTTAAACAGCTTCTGTTGCTTCAACGTCTCCATGACTGCGCGAGATTTTGTCCAGTCAAAGTAGCCGTTATAACTCACAAGCTTATACGATCTCCAAACCGGGATATATCCCTGCCGCACAACATCCTCTTTTGCTCTTAGGTACTGCCGCCGTGCTCTCAGGAAAATTCTAGGGCGTATCGTGGTGTAGGTACGGTGCATCACATAGCCGGCCATATCCAAACCCGGACACCCTTTCGCCGCTCCTGTCAGGTGTCGGCGCTGATGTTCTTCAGTCGCGCTTAGAAAATCCACCCGAACCCACTCGGTTTTTATGGTCAGCCCAAGTTCAGCCAGCGCCCACTTAGTCAATTTCCGGGCCGCACTTTGTATATCGGCCCATCGTCGCCCAAGTAGAACAAGGTCGTCCATATAGCTGCCGCTGCGGGTCACAAACGGCGTAGATGCTCCGCGGCGAGTCTTTGCATAGCTTAACACCTTTACCAGCATATAGCTGGCAACAAGGTTGAAAAGCCACGCTTCGAGGTATCCGCCAATGAGCAGTCCCTCGCCCGGTGCCATCGCCAGCAAGCAGTTGATGACCGCCAGCAACCATGTCGCACCCGGAATCTCACGCTGCAGAATATCCATCACGACAGCTTGTTTCGTATGGGCATACGCCCCCTGCACATCCAGCTTGACTGCGTGTTGAATTCCAAGGCTTTTCCTGCGAAGCCAACGCTCAACCTGACGTTTTAGAGCAATCTGCCCCTTTCCGGGGATGCTGGCGAATTGGTACGGAAGCAATTTCGCGCGAAGCAGCGGTCGCAGTCCAATCACCGCCAAATGCCCAAAGGCTTGGTGCATCGGGCAGCAGTTGGACAGCTCACGCCGTTTCATGCTGATTCCATCAATTCGATAAAATACGCTCACAGGTTCAAGGTCAAGGTCGTCCGTCTCGCCTTCCACAAGGTCTTCCACGCGTTGTTCCATTTCGAGAGCAATGCTGTTCACTACTTCCAAACGCGGATTCCAGTCGTTTAACCGGGCGGCGCGCGATAATTCTGCACGGCTCACACCTCCATATTTCTCCACCGTGGCGAGGTAATCCCGGCGGAACCATTTTTTATCAAACGCTTCAAGGACAGCCTGCTCACACATTGCGTGCGTGAGCTGTAAGAACCTCTTTGTTTTCATATCCTTAAAGCCTCCAAACTTGCTGATGTTCAACGACTTTCGGTTGCCGTCCCCAGCCTTAAATCAGGCAGAACGGATTTCTACTACTCGCCGCCACGCAGTCCCAAAAACTGCGGCCACGCTCTCACCAATGCGTCCGTATCTCTCGAAACGCTCAGCTGCATGGTGTCGGTATAACATGATCTTAGTGGTCAAGCCACAGGCGCAATGAAACGCTTATGCCCTTTTGAGGGCTATTTTATCATCAGCATGCCGGGGCACACCGTTCCAGTTCGCCGTGCCGGGGCCATTGTTGCCATTCGCGCAAGGCAGGCCGCAGTTAGCACCGTCATTCAGGTTGCCACCGCGCCAAGGGGCGTACACGCCCGCCGAACTGGGCGAATTGAACGCAGCCACACGCCGCTTCATTGCTCCAAAAATAATCGGCTTGGGGCGATGGTAAACCATCGCCACAAGCAGGAGAAATCGTCTACGGGGGTTTCAGGGGGTTACACCCCCTCTATGTGCCTACGGCACATATTCACCCTCTCTTTTTGCCCGATCCAGCAAGCCGGGGCACACCGTTCCAGGACGCCGCGCCGGGGCCAGAGCTGCCATCCGCGCAAGGCAGGCCGCAGGCAGCACCGCCACCCAGGGAGCCACCGCGCCAAGGGGCGTACACGCCCGCCGAACTGGGCGAAACGAACGCAGCCCGTACATAGGTAGAGCCACTGCCATTGAACTTTTCATACATCATGGCTTCCGCGCCCAGCTTGCCCAGCTTGCGGATATAATGCCACGACCAAGTTGCCTTGTCGTTCAGGTCGAAGGAGCCGGTCTGGGCATAGTCCGAAGAAATAGAACCAACCTGCTTCTCACCGCTCTTGCAGGAGAATACATCGTAATGCCAATGGTCATCATCGACGAGGCTTGCTTTCCACAGAGGGTCCAGCTGCTCGACGTATGCACCAATCTGCATCTCGATGCCCGCCACGCGGTACGGATATTTTCCGTTTGTCAGATCGCCACGGCATCCATCACTGTGACCCGGAACCCCCTCAGTCGTGCCGGACTCCCACGGCATAGTAGAGACCAGCATTGTGGTTGTAGTGTCAATGGGAGCATCCAGCTCAAGGTTCAGAGCCACATACTCGGTATCGCTCACGGTCACATTGGTAATGCTGGAAATCTTGGCCCAGTTGAAAATGTCATGGTTATAGGACAAATTGCGGTCTGTGCTGGTATTTTCGCCGCGCTCGCCCATACATACCGCAGAACCCACGAGGAAGTTTGCGCCCTGCGCTTTCGTCACGAGCACACGCTTTACTCCGGTTTCTGCCACAGCAGGGCTGTACTGGTAATTATAGGCCGTGCAGCCCTCCAGCTTGCCGCTGTTGCTCAGCGTCCAATGGCGCAACCGCCACTGGGCCAGAACATACTGCTGGTCGCAGTCAGTCCACAGGGCATCATAAGCGGTAATCTTACGAGCCAGAGGGATAGCTGCATTGGCGCTTGTCCACGGCATCGGGGGCAGTCCAGCACCGCTGGTCATTCCGCCCTTGGAATTTTTGCCGCCGTAGAATGCAGGATGCCATGTCAGCCAGCGGCGGCTCTTATCCGGGGCCACATCGCCAGCCATAGGTTCATAGCCACCACCAGAGAAGGTGCGCCAGCTGTTATAGAGGTAGGCTCCATCCTCCCACTCCTTCAGCATCAGAGACAGGGCGAAGCAGTAGACGGGTGCGGTTTCTCCAGAAAGGTCAAAACCGGTTTCGCCCTCAACCGCCAGCACGTTCATGGTGCCATCTTCCAAAGACAGTGCATTGGCACGGATGTACCAGGTGAAAGGATCCTCTTCCGACCAGTCTGCGGTTTCCGGGCTGGTGTCAGTCAGCAGCGGCGCTGCTTCACGTCCATCTGCCAGATCATCCAACGGGGTGCCGGTGTAGTCCCCGCTCACATCGTCACTGTAGAAGCGAACAGTGTAGGTTTTGCTGCGAGCGCTCTCTGCGATCATTTTCGCAAAGCGTTCCAGACGCTGATACTTCGTCACGCCATCACCGGCAGACAGCGGCCACCAGCTCCAGAAGATTTCTGTGGTATTTTTGCCATCCAGCAGACCGCGGAATGTTGCATCCACGAATTCTGCGCCGGCAGTACCGGCAGCAATGCCTGCCAAAATGTCATTTTGGCGTTTCATCTGAGCGGCCAGTTCCAGACCGGTTTCGTCGCTCATAGGATGATTGATAAGTTCCCATGTGTCAGCCATTTCTTATACCCCCTTTTAGGTGCTTTTCTTGATGAAAAACGACAGTCGGCCGCTCTCGTCCGGGCCAAGTGCATAGCTTGCAGAAGCAGCGCTTGCCGCAGCCTGCTGGGCCGCAGCTGTCGTCTTGTTCAGCAGATCCTTCGATGTCTCAGCAGCGGCCTTGCTGGTCTCTGCGCTATCTTTCGCCGCATCCGCAACAGCTTTTGTCTGACTATACAGTTCATCCAATTTTGCTGCTGATTTCCTGCGGGCGATTGCGTAGGTCAAAATATCAATCATGCGCCACCATCCTTACATCGGGTAGAACTTCCCGGTAGAATCGGCGATATAGATATTGCCGGTGTGGATAACCAGTGCTTGCGCCCCCATCGGTGCAGATTTGATATTCTGCAGGTCTGCTTCATCGTCGCAGTAGTACACCGTGGCCGGCTGGGCTGCGGTGCCATACTGCTGCATAACTTTGAACATAGAAACTCCTTTCCAGATTATAGCCATGTGACATCTGTATGTCTGATTTTTGTTAGAAAATCACGGAATCTGTGATTTCAGCTGCTTCTCCGGATAAAAAACGAGAATCGCCCATCGGCATCCGGTCCAAATGCAAAATTAGTAGACGATGCAGAACCAGCCGCTTGATTTGCAATATCAAGCGTCCTATTCATGTAGTTCAACGTGTTTCCCTCAGCAGCTCGTGCCTCTGCCGCGCTGTCTCTCGACGCACGTTCATTTGCCGACGCCGATGAAGCACATTCGGCGGAAATTTTCTCAGACTTATTGGCCGCGATCCTGCTGGCTTCAGCAGAGGAAGCACTCTTCGCCGCCGCCTGTTCCGAAGCGCTGGTGTTTGCCACAAGCTGCTTGATTTCGTCAACGCTTTTCAGCAGAGCATCTTCCACATCCTCGCGCAAAGCATACATAAGCCGCCACTGATCCGCTCCATCCAGAGCATACACAGCCGCCATCTCAATGCAGTACGCAATGCTCGTCGGGCGGGCGAGCTTCTTCACCTTGTACGATGCACCCGTCGATTGGCTTGTAGGTAGGTCCGCGATGTCAGACATCTTATCCACATAAAATTGATACCAAGCATCGGTTTCTGTTTCCAGCTTGGTATCGGCAATGAGGATTGCCATTGCACTCCCTCCTTTCAGCTAATCCCGATTTCATCAGCAAGCTTCATAAGCGCCGCCGTCTCAATGTGCATCAGTTCCGCCCATTTCTCGGCGGGCAGAATCTTCAGCCCATCTTCGGCCGGAAGTCTCACCTCGATAGGAAGACAGTCTCCAATTTCCAGATAACGGCGATCGTGATAGTAGCAGCTTGCCAGAACGCGCGCTTTGTGCGCCCAACAAATGGCTGTGGAGCGTTTATTGGCCGTACCGAATAATTCATAGTTAAGGCCGCTACACCAGCCACAGCCAGCCGATACAGGGCATTCTAAGCACTCCTGCGGAGATTGGGATGTACGCGTGATGGCGTCCAGCTCTGCTTTTGCCTGACGCTGAGCTTCCGTGGTATACAGACCATCATAGACACTGCCGAAGCGGACTTTCTGCGATTTTTCCTCACCAATGGAAATCGGGGCATATCGAATGCAGGGATAAGCAGACCCGTCCGGTGCAAAGCTCAACATCGCGCCGGTGCCGCCGCAGAAATTAGTGTCATCCTTGGCCTGTCCGCCCAAAAGGTCATCCAGCATCGTAATCGTGACATCCATTCGTCGGGAAATAATGTAGTCAGAGACCGTCTGCATCTGCTCATACAGTGCACGGCCATCTTCGGGAGTGTAGACAGGTTCGTAAGCGTAGTTGCAGGCGATTTCCACGCATCCCTCGTCCAGCATCATTTTGATGCTATCGGCGATGTACCGAAAAGATCCCGGAACAAAGGTCATTTTGGAACTAAGCCACCCAAAATCCTTCTTTCCCGCCTGAAATGCTTTCCATGCCAGCGAAAAGCTGCCAGCTCCATGTTCGTCCACTCTGTACTTGTCGTGCAGTTCTTGAATGCCGTCGATGCTGACGGTCACAGACATCATCTCGTGATATTTTGCAAACAGGTGCTGCGCTGCCGGGGAGAACCACAGCTTGCCATTCGTCGCAAAGCTGATTCTCGTGAACGGCGCAAGCGGAATCTCGCGGCGGTAGCACTCCGCAAACCAGTAATCGCAGATGCGCTCAATCAACTCGGCTTCAAGCAGCGGCTCTCCGCCAATAAAATCCAGCACAACAGCCTGCGTATTCTGGTTTACGAAATCGGACTCATTCTTCTCGTATAGGCCGAGTATATAGTCTACGACCTTTCGCCCGGTCTCGATGCTCATCCGCTCAACGCTCTTGTGGTGCTCATAGCAGTATGAGCACCTGAGATTGCACCCGCTTGTCACCTGAAACGTAATGTTCCGGCAACAGACGCGGTTCTCAGCCGCAGTATCGCGCGCGTACAGCCTTTGGACCATGTTTCCATAGTCTTCAATTCGCCGTTGCTTCAAGGAGAACAACCTCCTCTCGAACAAAATCAAACCTGTACTGTACGCCCGCCGACGTCTGAGGGTCAAGATACCGGGAGAGCACCATTTCCTGTGCCATCTTCAACTTCATCTGCGCCGCACGACACAGTTCCGCATAATGGCGAATCACCTTTGCGGTTTCCGGATTCGCATCCGCGTTAAGCTGACGGCACAAAACCGCCATCAGCGCTTCAAAAGAGCTTGCTTCATAGTAAGCTCGCTCCACTGCTTCGCTTTCCGCCGTGGTCAATTTAATGGCTTTCATATTCTTCTCCTTAGCAAGCATCCATCTTCGGGAGGCGGTCTGCGATCTGACGGTAGCGGTCACGAATCTTATTCATGGTTTTCATGGCGTCGATCAGCTCCCGGAGATTGCCGTTGAAGTCCAGCCGCAGATACTCAGTAAGCACCTGCAAAAGATACCACATCGAAAAAATGTCGGCATCCTCAGTGCAGTTATAGCTTGCCGCGCCTTGAATCGTTTCTGCGCATTTCAGATTTTTTGTCACCGGGTTGCCAGAAAAATTGAATGTGCGCGCCGCCAGCCCGATGGACAGAAGATTCTTCCGTTCATCGGGCGCTTCAACCCCGCACGCCTCCAGCGCAGACAGAACCACCGTAGAGCAGTAAACCACCCAATCATCAAAGTCCGTTGCGTCCAGCGCACAGAGGGTACCCGTGTAACCAAGACACCACAACAACTTGTCCTCATTATTCGGCGTTGCCGCAAGCAGGACGCTCCAATCGTCTGCTTCAATGTTCTCTTTTGCGAGCAGCTTCAGAAGCGGAAGATTCCTGAGATAGGATTCTTCCGTTCCTGCATCTGCATTCTGTGCAAAATGAAGCGTTGTCTCCATTTGGATTTCTCCTTTCATCACGATTTGCTCCACAGGAAGCCAGAGCAGCCACTACAACCACCTCTGCAGGATCCGGAGCAGTCATCTGCGCACGTTGAACTGCACCCCGTGCAAAAGACGTCACAGCCGCTTCTGCATTGAGAGCCACAGCCTCCAGAACAGCCGCCGGAACAATGGTTAGAGCAGTCACTTCCGCAGTTGAATGCACAACCAAGGTTCACACAGCTACCGGAGCAGTCATTCGCACACGTCGAACTGCATTGCTGGATACATTTACTTGAGCAATTATCAGAACAGCTGCTTCCACAGCCGCCCTCACAAGTCGAAGAGCACCCATCACACGAACCAGAGCAGCCGCCCGAACATCCGCCGGAGCAGGAACCAGAACAGTTATTTGCGCAATTCTTCGTGCAGGTTGTGTTACAGCCCCCGGTACAACTTCCCGTGCAACTTCCAGTGCAGCTTCCCGTACAAGAACCAGCACAACTGCCGGCGCAATCATTCGCACACGCCTTTGTGCACGTTCCCGTACACGAGCCCGTGCAAGAACCCGTGCAGGACCCCGTGCAAGTGCTGGAGCAGTTGTTTGCACACGCTCTAGTGCAGGCTCCCGTGCAGGATCCCGTGCACGTTCCCTGGCAGCTCCCCTTGCATCCGCCGGCGCAATCATTGGCGCACGATGCCACGCAAGACCCTGTGCAGCTCCCCGTGCAGGAGCCTGTACAGCTCGTGCAAGCCGTATTGCATCCCGTAGAACACAGGCCAGAGCAGCGACCAGCACACCCGCTTGATGCAGCGGTTTCCGGAATCGCACTCAGCTCACTCAACACCGCCGCCGCCTGACTCAGTTTGCTCGCTGTGATCTGCGCCCCATTTCCGGTCGTGGTCGATGTTCCTTTGATCGCATCCAGCGGCTTTGTAATTTTTTGGATATGTTCGTTTTTGATGTACGCTCCAGCCGTCGGTTGCGTCGAGAAGTCGTATGCAGAGCCGTTATAACTCGCCATACTTCCAACGCTCTGCCCTCGTGCTGTTCCCTCTGTTTTTCCGCGTCTCCCTACCTCGGCCTTGAGCAAGGCCTTGATTTCCGCATAGTCCGAGGGGTAGACTTTTTGCCCCCAGTTAGCCATTAAGCACCTCTCACTCTGACTTTGAGCCGCCGTTGTTCGGTCAGATTGTCACCCTCAACCGCATAACCAACCACTTTGCACGGGTCAATATATTCGCACGGTTTCGCCGCACGACCAACACCCGGAATATGGGAAAGCACAATGCAGTCTCCCGTGCTCACCGGGCCAACGACCTTTGTGTGGACACGTCCGGCAAGCGAAACCGGGATAAAAAGGGGAAGATTCTTTTCCAAAAAATCTTCCCCATCATTGACCTGCTCTCCGCCAATCAGCATCCCGTATTCGTCCGAATGGATTCCGGCAATGCGGCTCGAAAGATTTGTGGCTTTGACATATTTTTCCTGCTGGCTGTTAGTATCCAGTGCAATAATGTCGCCCGGATCTGTCTGTTCACCACGCGGCATGAGCTCGGCATAATCGTTGTAGACCGCTTCAAACACACGTTTTGCATGAATGTCCTCGCTCGCAGTCAACGACTTAAAATGCGCATCTCCCGCAGACCCGACATAGTGCGCTGTGCCATTTGCAAAATAGACCGTTCCCGTAAAGGTTCCGCCGGTGTTTCGCATGGCGCCAAGAGCACGACACGCATCAGCAGCGGTGCCCGCACCAGTGCCGCCGCGTTCAATCGGCAAATTCCCGCTTGTAATGTCGCTCGCCGCATGGCTGTGCTTAGACAGAGCAAATGCGGCCGCATGCTTTCCATCCAGCATATCCGCGTCGCACCCAGACATAAGCCCATACTGAGAAAGCAGGGCCACAATCTGTTTTGCCGTAAAGCTCTCTTTCGGCAATGCTGCATTTGCCGTATTCTTGACCGCCGAAACATCCGAAATGTTCTGATTCAGCAGTACAGACAGAATATAGAACACCATGTTAAACTGTTGACTCGTTGGCTTGCCGTTCAAACCGCCAACGATTGCGGCCCAGCCATTTCGCCAATCGTCAATCGAAATTTCCTGCCGAACGCCTCCAACCGAGAACGCCACCTTGGAATAATCGGTCAGTTCCGCTCCCGAACGTGCATCCGCCATAGAATCACCCCCTGTTAATTGATGGACTGGGCAAACATACCCTCGCCAAATCCCGCAACTCGCGGATTAAGATCCACGAAGCCAAATGTTTCTGCATCCTCAGTTGAGCAGTTGATCCTGACTCTCACGCCCGCCGGATGGACCACCAAGTCATGCGTTCCCAAAATGGACAGAACCAAATCCGAGAACGGCGCGGAAATCGAAAGGTAAATGGTCGCCGGCACATCGCGGCGCTCACTGTATACAACTTCCGTCGCTCCAAAAATAATTTTGGTCGCTTCGATAATCTCATTCGGCGTACAGCGGCACGAATTAACGTAAGCCTTGTACTTCAAGCAGACCCGATAAATATCATCGTTGTCTGCCAGCTCTCGGCTTCCAATCATCGCTCCCGCCTGCTGACGAGTAAGGCATACCAGCTGGCCAATTCGGTTGAGCAAAATGCCGTTGCATTTGTCGATGTTGTTAATCCACTCGAACCCGCCCAGTGCGAGCATCAAATGTTCGTACTCAGGCGCAAAGGCCCAAACGATGCCGTCCAGCACAGACATTTTCTCTACTCTAAGCGGCTTTTCGCTCAGTGCTTCAAATGCCATCGTTTTACCCCCTGTTCGCTGTTCTTTGCAGAATCCATTTTCCCTCAGAATTCTTTCTGTAAATGGTCAACGGACTAATCACTCTCGCCGTACTGCCCATCACGCAGTTGTCAGGAAGATTTTTCAAGTCCTCCAGCGTGTCGCACACATAATCTCCCAAACAGCTTTCCTCATACGATTCAAGCTGAAATTGCGTCGGGAGCTTAGCGTACATCTCCTTATACGCCGAAATCATGTTTTCACCACCCGAATTCCGTTCATCGTGACAACTGGCTGCTGGTTGATGCTGACTGGAACGACACCCGTAAGCATAGCACTGTCTGCCACGCCCTCAATATCCGGGTTCTCGGAAAGAGCTCCCCGAATCTCGATATAATCGACGCCAGATACGCTTTCCATGATAGGCCGGATGAACTTCTGCAACCTAACCGATGTTCCCGCCGAAAGAATTTCTTCCATCAGCAGGGATTTGATTCTCGCTTCAAAATCGTCATCCAGACCGCCAGCACTCGTGACTTTGACCGACAGCAGCAAATAGACATCGTTGACGCGGGTAAACTCAACATACTGGCGCGTTCCGTTTATGTCGGTGGCATAAGCGTAATGGCTTCCATATGCCCTAATTCCACCCGATTTGTTTTCCCAGATGATGCCCGCAACATCTTCATCCGAACCTCCCTGCACAACAATTTCGATGCAATGTGGCGGACGACCAGCCGCATCCTTTTCATCGTTATCATTTTGATAGCCCGAAGCGAACGTCACGCCCTCTACATCGCTGTAAAGCAACGACACAATGGCATTGACCGTTCCTGTACCGCGGCTTGCCACGCGGTTGGTATAGCTGGTGCGAGCCTCAGAGTCTTTCTGGGTCAACCTGCCCTTTATGGGCGGAATTTCATTTATGCAGGAGTCCCAGCCGTCAACAGAAGTCACGATTTGGTTGATGGTCTTATCTGCCTGTACATAGCTTCCGTATTCGACGCTCTCGAAAAGGATATTACTGGTCACGTCAACAACCGTAATGTACCTGCAAAGAGACGCAGAAAAGCTGTCAGCCGCACCAGAAGCCGACAGCACAATCGTATGGTTTCCCTGCTCATCCGTGGAATCTTCAACTTTGATGCCAAACTTGGTGAGTGCATCGAATTTCTGAAGCTCCGTCAGAATTTTTGTGTAAGCATCGCTATACGAGCTCACCGAAAGCTGCTTTGTAATGCTGGCAGACTCGGAATAGCTTCCAACTTCACCCGAAGTCGCATTTCTGGACACGCCAAATTCAAACGTAATCGTTCCGCTCACGCTTTCGATTGGCCGAATCCCGATTCTTCTCCAGTTTGCACTGGAAATTGTGGACACTCCTTTTGCCTGAAACTGGCGCTGTGGATATGTACTCGACTGCACCAGAGCGCCCGCCGGAATCACCGTACCCTCACGCCCGGTACAGGACAGCGTATATTTTGTGCGCGCCTGTCCGATACGGTTGACACCGCCAATCTGCATAGCGTTGTCCAGTGCGATTCCCTCAGCGGTGTTCGGGAAGAGCTGCTGATAGCTGGCCGCAAATGCCTCCCACAATTCCGCCGGGGCATCAGCAAAAATCGTAAAAAGAACATTCATAAGGCTCTGCGGATTCTCGGACGGATTCACACCGATTTCGTCCTCAAATCTTTTGCAGGAGTCATTATAAATTTCGTCCAACCGCCGCATCGAAAAGCCATCAGCTGTTATTCCATACTCCATGAGAAAGCTCCACCTCACTTTCCACCTCTCCCTCCGTCGTTTTTGCGGTAAACTTCGCAGAAAGAGTTCGTTTTTTCTTGTCCATCGCAAGATTTATCGAACCAACGCTTGTAACACCAGACACGCTCAAAATCTGGTCACGCAGCGTTTTTTCGATAAGCGCTTGGTTTGGTGTCTTGACTAAAATCGACTCAAAATAAGGCACACCCATTTCAGGATTAAAGACCCACTCACCTTTAATCCACCTCAATTTGATTTGAATACCCTGCCGAACTGAGTCGATGATCGTAAAATCTCCGCTCTCGTTTATCAGCAGATCTCCGCTTTTGGAAAGCGCAAGGTCTTTCAAAGCCATTACACAGGTCCTCCAGTCGGTCCATGCACACCGACGTGCGTGTGCGTATTCATCACAATTCCGCCGAGCGTTAATGTACCGGAAATCGTCACATTTCCCGTCACCGAGATATTGCCACTCACCTTGGTGTTTCCCTTGATGTTCAAACTCGGAGACGTCACATCAACACTCGAAGATGATGCCGTAACAGTCGTGCTGCCTTTTTCCATCTTTATGGAATCATCTGTTACCGTAATTTTGGTATCATCCTTTTTGATTTCGATTTTGTCTTTCGTGACCGTGATAGTGGAGCTGGGCGCAAACATGATGGCCGCTTCTTCGCTCCCGGCCTTTTTTACCTGCTCTCCCGGCGACTGGTAAAGGCCCGGAAGCAACGCCGCATTCGAGAGATCCCATTTGAGGTCTGTTCCTGACCCGCCCTCGTTGAAGAGCGCAAGGCACCCGTCATCCGATTTCACCGGAAAGGCAAAGCCAACCGTTCCGCCCGCACCGCAGGGCATCAAAATGATAGTTCCCGATATTTCCGGGTAAGGAACTTCTCGGCCATCATCCGTTGTTACCTTGAGGTTCGGGGTGAGCTTCGCGGTATGGTTGTTCTCCACTTTTCCGACCTTGGATGGTGCAGAGGTGTGAATCGAATCTTCCATCAGCCGCCCAACAAGGGAAGATACTGCATCAAGAAAATCCTGTTTCACGTCACTTCACCTCCACAAACAGCGCTACACATTTCCAGTCGTCGCCCTCTGTGTCGCCAGTAAATTTGATTTTGGACGCCCGATAATTGCCCTTGTACGGCTTCGAGTCAACTTTCACATAATCGTCCACTTGGATATGACCATTAAGTGCATAGGTGACTTCGATGCCCTTTTTCGCCTTACGCTTGGAAGCATTACTGCTCTTTTTATCGCTCGTCGATGCAGACTCAAAGACGGGTTTCGGAGAGCCAATGAGGCCCGTGCTTGCGGACAGCACATAAGCGGCCATCGTTATCGGCTCGTCCAATGCGCAGATTTGGACAATTCCGTTTTGCAAGCTCCAGCGCATTTTGCTGCGGTTGCAAACCCTTTCAACCAAGGTCTTTCCTGCCCCTACAAACGCAAAATTCGTGAAGTCTATCAACTTAGCGGACTTTGAGAATTTAACCTCACAGCCCATAATCTGCGCCGCGTCACGCACGATTTTATCTCCCGAAACCGTACCGGAATAGCTGAGGCTTACCGTGTTGTCTCGGCACGATGTAAAGCTGTCCACAAACTCTATTGTGGTTTGCTGATCGGCGCCGCTCTGCTCAGTTTCAAAGTACGTCAGCGTTCCGCCCATTATCGTGGGCAGGTCGTCCTTGTACCCTGCACTCAGCTCAATCAAGCAGTCCTCTTGTTCCAGTAGGCGCAGGGTCTCATCTGCCAAATTCCACAGCGTAATTTTTCCGGTGTTGGAGCTTGAGCTGTCACCAACTTCGCAGGAGAATTGACACCGAAGCGCCCTGCCTGTTGACTCATTCGGCTTGCCGAGTTCTCGGCCCATGGAATTGTTCTTTCCGATTTGTACTCTGTACTGACGGTCAAAGTTTTCCATCACTGCACCCCCATCTGTTCAGCCGGCAGATAGTATAGGTGAGCCACCGCATCAACAAAATCCTGCCTCCCGATGCGTTCCTTGTCCGTTTGAACGCCAAGGATTCCCGGCGGGCCGTTCGAGTTGAGATAGTAGAAGTTCCAGATCGTCCCCGGCACGAGCTTTGCCATTCCGATTTTCATCTGCATATCTGCATCGTAGGTACTCAGCATCCAAAACTCTCCGTAAGCATTCCATGTAACCCGGAGGTAGTAGTATGTGCCGTCAAGGTTTACGCGCATTACCGAATCATTGCGGTCCGGAACAGAAATCTCGTAGTATTCCATTTGCACACCTCACTTGAAAAGGCCAATGGCTTTTGCACCAGAACACAAAATGCTAGATTTTGTGGCTTTTTCGTCTTTCTGTGTACCAGATGTAGACGATGAGCTTTTCTGTCCAGCGCCCGTGTTTTTCTTAGATGTTCCTCCGCGAATGTACTTCACGCTGATATTTGCCATATCGGTGGAGTTGATAGACGCTTGCTTCAGCTTGATGGTCAACCGGGTACTACTGCCGTCCTCAACCGTTCGAGGGGCCGTAATACTCGTGATGCACATATTCTCGTAGCTGTCGCCAGCCGCAGTAAACTGCACCGGAGTCTTTTTCAGCCACAGTTGACGAAGTTTCTCAACCATCGTCTCGACGCGGCTTGACGATGCCGCATGTTGTTCAGCCCATGTGACAGGAGTATTGGTGATGATAGCTTCTATTTCCAGTTCACGGGGTTTTAGGCAGATGTTATCCGTGATGGAGTATCCTTCCTCTGTTGCATACTCCGGCACATCACTGGTCATCGTTTCCGACCTCTTGATGATTGCATCGAACTCAAATCCACCGAGGGATGCAGGTTGCTTTGCCAGCACAGCGCATCACCTCCCATAATTCAACGCTCTTGCCAATTCATCCGTGGACTGCGTTTCCTGCGAACGAACCGTAGTGCTCAAACGGTCAGCAGCGCTTCTCTCCGTGACTTGGAATGTGTACTGCTGTTTGTTTTCCTGCTTCACGTTAATCGACTTATTGTTGGTGGTCTGGGATATGGGCTTCTGCGCTGCTGTTCTGGTAGACACCGGACGGCCTCCAGAAATAAAGGCATTCGTGGCTTTCCGATTTGCTTCTGTGTTCGTACTTTTGGCAGCAGAGCTTGTCGTACGGCTCTTTCCTGCCGAATTCTTTCCCGCAGAGTAATTTCCTACGTTGTCGGAAGCTCCACCCTCAGCGGCTTTTCTTCCCGCTCCACCACTAGTTGTCCCACCAGAGCCTTTCGGCTTTTCAGATTGATTGTCGTCCACTTCATCATCAGAATCGGCACCGTTAAAGAATTCTTTAACGCCGTTCCAGAGATTTCTCGCCCACTGAATTTTGTCTCCAAACCAGCTAAAGAATCCTTTCAGCAGATTCCATGCACTGTTCATGGAATCCACCAACGGATCCCACAGCTCACCAAAAACTGCTCGTCCAATGCCGTTCAAAATATCGAGAAAATCTTGCCACAGCTCTTTGCAACCTTGAAGAAACTGTGTCCAATCTCCTGTCTGAAATCCAGTGATAAGACCGCCCAAGAGGTCGAACAAGTGGCCGCCCAAAGTAACAATGTCCGCTGTCAGGTCAACGCATCCCTGCCACAGCCATTGCAGAACTGCAAGCACGCTATCGCCATGCTCACTCCAGAATTGCTTCAGGTCGTCAAGGGCATTCTTGCCGAATTGCTTTGCATCCGAGAAAAAATTCGAGATTTTTTCTCGGAGTGCATCGACATCCACGCCAGCATCGCTTAAGAGCCGCCCAAAGACGCTATCTCCGCCCTGCAAGAACGTGAACACATCTTCAAGCACCAAGAACAGCAGAAGCCATTTTGCGGCCGCAAGCGCCGTTTGGATATTGAATCCTTTCAGCAGCTTTACGGCCCCGCTAAGAAACGACAGTATCTTGTTCCCGTTTGTTGCGAGGAAGAGCGCCGTCGCCGCCAGCGCAATTAGTTTTAGTAGTTGCTCCACGCCGCCCAACTTGTCCGCAACGCTCTTGAGCCACGATGTAAATTTCTGCGCTTTCCCTATCAGAAAATCGCTTCCATCTCGAATCGCTTTTCCAATGCGAGTGGTAATGCCGAACGTATCGTCCAAATCCGCAATCAGCAGACCCCACTCATTCCGAACATACTTGACCGCATCCGTAATACCAAAGCCCAATTCATCAAAATTTTTCTGAATCTCACTTTCGGATGCAAAGAAAGCATCTTTCAGTTGCTTGGCCGAAAGTTTCCCGCTTTCCGCCAGCTTTTGAAGTTGCGTTTCCGATACTCCTACTGCGGAAGAGATGGCTTTGACGGCCTCCGGGGCCTTTGACTTCAAATTTGCAAAACCAGTTTTGTCCAGCTTTCCAGAGGACAGGGCTTTGGTCAAGACGTCCATAGTGCTGTCTATGTTCGCTTCCCGGCCAGCCCCCTTTTCGAGCTTTTCAACCAGCGAAACAAATTTCACAGCATCGTCCACAGGGAAAAGTTTGCCGTTCTGCTGGATTAACTTTGTAACGCTTCCAGCCATCGCGCCGTACTCTTCCCGGCAATCTTGTGCACCTTTCAGGATTTTCTGCTGAATTTCCGACTGGTCACCCAACTCGCGGGTTGCGCCGCGAATTGCATCGTTGATGCCGCCAAATTCTTCTGCTAAACTGCTCAGCTGAGTAAAAGAGAAGCCAATACCGATGACGCCCAGAGCTTTAGTTGCAAAGCTCTTCACTTCACTAATGGCGCTTTTGGCTTCGTTGATGGAGCTTTTATCAACTTTGAATAGAATCTGGTTTACAAACTTTCCGATGACCGTCTCTCTTGCCGCTGGCACTTACGAATCATCCCCTCTCTCTTTTTGGCTCCTACTGTACTCAATGTCGCGCTGCATCATAATCAGGTCATACAGCTTCAGCATCTCGTCCAGATTGTAAACATAGGTCAGCTCATACATGGACGCAACCCGTTCACGAATTAGGGTATACATTACCCATTCGAGGTCTGTAACTCGTTCGTTGTCGAATTCTCCGTATTCTTCGAGCGATCCCCCCGGCGCACTTTGATAAGGCCTCCAAAGAGGGTGCTCGCATCTTTGAAAAAACCGCTGAAATTCAGTTTGATAATCTCAGCACAAAGCGAGAACATTCCCGCGAGATACTGGCAGAAAATCTCATCGAACTCATCCTCAGTGACAGGCTGATAAGACCCTCTGTCCGGGTCTCGATAGCTCACATTGCTGTGCTCCAGGATAAGCTCAGAAACCAGTTTAGAAAGAGCTTTTCCGTTGATGCGGCCCAGCGCTTTCGTCAAAGATTCCGTGTCCAAATCCACGCCGTCGAACATTTCCATTTCAACGGCATCTTTATCATCGCTTGCCACGGCCACAGAGCCGAGGATGGGCAGGAGGATGGATGACACATCACCAAAAATGTAAAGGGCATCTTTAGCTCCAAACGGGCGAATTTTGAACTGATATTCGCCAATGGAGACATCTCGCATCTCCATCCGTTTCATTTTCATGTTACATTATCCTTTCCTTATTCCGGGGCAAACTCGCCAACGCACCGGATGGTCCACTCCTGATCGCCGCCCTTTGCGCCGTACACGATGGGCGCGGGCTTGGACACCCATGCCTTAGATGCCGTAAACTGGGGGTTATCTCCCAAATCACGAATCATCAGCGGGAAGAAGTAGCCGCCGGTGGACTGCTTTTGCAGCTTGTAGTACTTGCGCAGTACTGCGTTTGTCTTGGAGCCGTACTTGAAGTTCATCTTAACTTCATAACGGGGGTCGTCGGAATTGGAGACTACGACCTCGCCGTCTGCACCCGCCTCATCGGTGATGCCGTCGCCCTGCTCCGTAATGGTAATGCAGTTATCAGCCGCAAAGCCGCTCGGCATATGGGAACCGATTGCACAGATGACATTCTTAAAAGAATAAACGTGAACATCGCCACGAGCCATTTAGCACATCTCCTTTCGCTTAATAATTCAGCGTGCCGCCGATTTCTACTGCAATCAGCGCACCCGCCAGCCGTGCCGTCCATTTTACTTTCGGCAACACACGGGTCTTGCGTGTTGCCGCATCCAGCTCTGCGGCCTTCGGCACGGTAATGGTATAGGACGGAGTGACCGTTCCGGTTTTTTCGTCGCTGGAGGGCCGTGCAATGCCGCCAGCTTCCACGCCTGCATCCAGCGCCGCAGTTACAGCATTCTGAACCAGACCGATGCCGGGATCTGTGTAAGGAACCTTGGGCAGAGACAGCAGCAGGTTGATAACATTCTGCTGAATCTGAGTCTTGAGCCAGTCACGGAAGCGAATCGTATCAATCCACTCGCCTGCAGATACCTTGCCGCCCTGCACCATTGCCTGACTGCCGATAGTGGTGTAGTACGAGACGTTGCGGCTTTCCAAGCTGGAAATGTCCGTGGTGGACAGGCTCTGCGCCTCGACCGTGCTGAGGGACTTATATGCCCACAGTTCGCTACCCGGCTTATACGACAAGAACTTGGCCGCATATGCCGCATTCACGCAGTCGTTTTCCTTCGTTGCATGAATAACGGCCGTTCGGAACATCGCATCGGAAACGGGCGATGCAGAAATGCCCGTAGTCTCGCAGACGCAGAGCTTCTCGTTGGATTCTGTCCAGTCCGCAATGCTCTGGTAAAAGTCCTCCTTGATGCCCGCCGGGCAGATGCAGTACCACCCCGGCACCGCCTTTGCACGGTCAAGGGTGACGTCCACCTTTTCCGTCGAACCAGAGGTGGTTTTCTGAACGGCCACCATCACCATGCTGGGCTTGGGCGACTGCGAAAAGACCTTAGAGGCGGAGATATAAACCGGGTCGTCCGTCGAGAAGCCGGCACTCTTCAGATCCTGCGTACCGGTATAACCAGCAACATCGGGAGTCATATGACCGCCGGGAGTTTTCGGCAGGGGGCCGATGATAAGGATGGTGTCATAGCCGCCGTCGATTGCCATTGCTTCCGAAATGGCAATATCGACCTTGATGATTTGGTCAATGGTCATGCTCTCACTCCTTTATTCCTTGATTTGTGGTTCAATTTCAACTTCTGTGAAATATCCAGCCTGCATATCTGCAAGCTTTTTCGATGCCGCACTATCGTGGTCTGCGATGTATTCACCGTCCTGCGGATGCAGTGCTGCATACTCCTTCGTGTTTTGAACGAAGTCCACAGAAAAAGAACAGCGCGCCCGTTCCACACCGGACACGCTGTTATAGATTTGCTCTGGGGTTCCTGTGGCCGTTACCGAAATGTTCAACAGGCGCATTTTGTCCTCTGCGTAGGGGCTTTGAAAAAAGCGGGTACTCTGGGCAAGGTCGTCAACAACCGTTGACAGCAGAGCCTTTTTTACTCCGTTGCCATGAACCACCTTGCTCTGCGCAACCAGCTCCGCAGAGAACGGCATGGTCATATACCATGTCTGCTGCAAAATTCCATCATCAACGTACTCGTCAATTTGAGAACTGTCGGCAGCATCAAAGTCAAGCACGACGTAAGGCGCAGGCGGGCGGGCCGCATTGCCGGGGTAGGAGTAAATGACCGTGCAGGCAGGGTAAATCTCCATGAAAAACTTCCGAATCTCGGCCCTGCACTCAGCTTCCGTCATCGGCTCTCTTCCCCCTTTCATTCTCGCCATCGACCGCTTCAAACTCCGAAATCCAGTGTGACAGGATGGTGTTTCCCCAGTAAACCGACGACTTGCAAACGTACCATTTGCCTATGTAGAACAGGCGGTCGCCGTCTGTCTGGTCGTCAGACTCCGCCGGGTGAAGCTCCATGTCGCTGTACACCGTCAGCGTTCCCGTGGTTGTCTGACCAGCCGGGTCATCTTGGTTTCGTCTGGTTTTGGCTTGAACATCCAGCATAAGCTGCACATCCTCATACCCGGCAGACGCCACGCCATCTTCCCAGCTGGTTTTTCCGTACCGCCGCACTTTATAAGGCCGTTTGAAAATGTTCATTTTTTCCCTTTCACGAGGCGGAATTCACACTGCTGTCTCATGGTTCCAGTATCAATCAAAGGCTGTGTAGAGCCTTTTCCGCCAATATGAACCGGGACAGGGCCATTTTTGCCGTACTCGTTTACCATCCAGCCACCCTCAACCGTAATCGGCGCGTTAGGCGCCCAATCTTCGTCTCTGATAGCGTCCTGAATCATAGAACTGGCTTGGGCGCCGATTGCACTTGCCACCATTTCGGCGGTGTCGCACTCCGATGCCGCCTGTTGCGAGAATGCCGCCAATTCATCGGAACGCTTTTGAAGCGCATCCATGAATGGGCGCGCCGGAATCATCACAGAACCGTCCTTATGCAAAGTTCCATAGTGGTTCCAATATGCAACCTCCGCCAACGAAAGCTCGCCGTCAGCCGCCTTTTGGTCTGCTTGGTATCCGACCTCAATAACGATGTCTTCCAGCTCATCCAACATCGACAGCGCCGCTGTTCCCTCCGGGGTCAGGTCGAGTCCGAATTCTCCGGCAATAGCCATACACACACCTTCTTACCGAATCATGATGGGAACGATATGCCTGTTCCGGATCTCGATGAACTGCAACCCATAAGATGTAAGCTGATAGGCTGCGTCCCCCGTTGTTCCCGCGGTAGACGTCGCAAAGGAAATGCTTACGCCACCTTCGGATACGCTGGCAAGGCGTCCAGTGTTGGCGATGGTTCCCAGCGAGTTGTCGCCGCTGCCGGCCATCTTCATGGCGTGACACGTTAAAAGAGCCAGCGCCAAATTATAATCAGCGCCAAACTTCTTTCGGGAAATAACAGGGGCTTGAAGCTCAATCCAGAACTTGATGTCCTCATCGGACGCCCCTTTGAACTCAGCTCCCACCATCTTCACGATTTTGGCGATTGCCTCTACATCGACGGCATCCATCAGGACTCGTCCTCTGCGGTGTCCTCCGCAATGGCGTCAGGCTCCGCGTCGGGAGTCTTTGCCTTGCCACGGGTCTTCTTCTCCACGACTTCCTGCACATAGCCCATGCTGATGTAGAACGCCACAGCATCGGCGTAGACGGCCTCGACCTGTGCAGTCTCGCCGGGGAGCAGAGAAACATCGCCAATGCAAATCGGCTTCACGCTGATATTCTTGATTTTCATGAGCTGGCTCCTTTCTTACAGACCGTAAACGAGGCAAGCGGACAGCGGATAAGGAATAACCATGCCCGCGTCGCGGCCCTCGCAGTTGATGACGATTTCGAGGTTGCGGTCCTGCGGCGCATGCTGGAGGAATGCCATAGGCACATCATGGTACATCTTATCGGCATCCTTGGTGTACAGCAGGCCGATGTTCTTTCCGGTGGTGTTGTAGTCCTTGTTGCTCTTGGACAGCTCACCAGCGGTCTCCCAGTTTTTGATCTGCGGAGTATGCTCCTTGATGTAGGACAGCACGGATTCGCCAGTGCCGTCGATGCGGCGCAGGTTCAGAGCGGTATACAGGTCGTTCGGCATAACCCAGCTGTCCGGGTGCTCAACGCTCTGGGTCAGAGTGTCGATGTAGTTCAGGATGCCGGCAATGTCAGCGGCGATTTCATCGGCAGTCTTGCTTGCCCAGTCAGCCTTGCCGCCAGCGCCGTTCTGCAGTGTGTAGACGGGGATATTGTTATCCGAAGAAAGGATACCGACGATTTTTGCCTTCTCGTCGCCGTTCCAGATCAGGTGGTTCACCTTGACATCATAGACCCGGCGGGCGGCTTCGGCGCGGACAGCGTCCAGAGACTTCATAATGCCCAGAACGGCGTTCCGGCGGCATGCGCGCAGCTCCTGCACGTTGTAACCATAGCTGTCACCGATGTTGACAATTTCGGCACGATGGGGAGTGCCTTTCACATCAACACGGGGCAGATCCGAAGCGTAGTTCGCGATGATGGCAGCGAAGCCGACAGGCTCATAGGAGTAGTACTCGATGTAGCTTGCACCCTCATCCGTATCGCTTGTCTGGGGGAACAGCTTCAGGCCGGACAACTCCGGGAACTCCTTGTCGTATGCCTTGGTCTTGATGTGCGCCAGCTGCTTGGCAAAGAAGATGCCCGCGTTGTCCGCACCATCGTGACGAAGCGAAGCGCCAGGGAACGGGTTCCGATAGGCGCGGTTAATCAGCGAGGCGCACTTCGTCTCCAGAGCGACGCGGTCCTCCTCGCTGTAACCGTTTGCGGGGTCGAAAGGATTGAATTTAGACATAGGTTCCTACCTCCTTAAAGCTGAGTCACGAACTGAGCAGGGGCGATGCCGTTCACGGCCGCGCCGATGAAGCGCGCCTTAACTGCCAGATTGGTTCCCTTGGTCGGGGTAAACTTGCCGGCGTCTGCACCAGTGGTCACGAGGTACACAGGCTGGCCATAAGCAGGCTCCACCGAATCGACCAGCTGCACCCACAGCTTGCCGGACTGGCAGACATCGACGATCTGGTTCTTCCGCAGGACCACGGCACCATCATCGTCCATCTCGACATTGGCGCTGTACATCACAACACCCTCGAACTTGTCAGCAGTTGCGCCCGTTGCAGGAAGCGCAATGTCCTTTCCCGGCTCTGCGCCCTGCACGACACCGTATCCGAAGCACAGCGCCTTATCCTCTGCGCTGTTGCGGCGGGTCACGGCTTCATACTCGGCCCGGTCATAGAGGCCACCGGGCATGCCGCGGCTCGGCTCACCGTAATTCATCTGTACAGCCATATTGCTCATAGCTTAGTCCTCCTTTTCGCCAGTGTGACGCTGGATCATGCGGGTACGAGCGGCGTCGGGGTCATTTTTGGCGTTCGCATTGCGGGTCGCCGCATTTGCGGAATCCGCATTGAACACCTGCCGACGCTGGTCGCTCACGGTTTTGCGGCCATTAACCTTCTCCTTGGCAATGTCGAAAGCCGCATTGATGTATGCACCGCTCCGCCCATCCAGACGCATACCGGGCAGAACAGCTCTGATAACCTTTTTCTTCGCCTGCATCACGGGCAGGGTCTCCATGCCATCCAGATGCAGTCTGTCGCCCAAACGGCACAACTCAGTGCGCTGGGCGACCTTCTTCTTAACGATAGCGTCGAGACTGTCATGGTTCAGCTGGCCGTTGCCATCATCAGAGGTATCATCCTCATCTTCGGTGGGCGGCTGTTTGGCATCATCTTCCGCAGCATCCGCACGGGCTTTCTCAGCCTCCAGCATAGACAGCAGGGTGTTGATGTCGGACTTCGCAGGACCATCCTCCATTGCATCCCGGCGGGCCGTAATGTCCGCCAGAACGTCGGGTGTGGTGGCATCATCTTCACCATCGTCCTCAGTCGGCTTGGGGGGGTCCCCCCCCCC